AGAAGGAATAGATTGGCGAACACAAAGCGATGCTACTGGAAGTGGAGGATTTAATGGTAGTGCGGGAAATATGGCTGGAACGAATCCAACATCTGGTATATATCACACAATATCAGCAGGATATTCAACTGCAAATAATGGAAGTGTGACTTTTTACAAAAAACATTATGCAACAGGTCAAACCTCTGGGTTTACTCCGAGTTATAAAATTGTAATAAATGTTGACGGTGCTGATGGTTGGAGAGTGAATGTTTATGATGATAATGGCAACAATTCAACCCCTACAACGGGTACAGATGTTGGTATAGGCGGTAGTACTGGTGCTAGTTATAATAGAGTCGGTGGTGGATGGGGTAAAGAGATAAAAGCCATTCATATGATTGCAAATGATACTACCTTTATGTTTAAAGTATCCGGTAGTGAAGGATGGGCCGATGGTGGGTCAGATAATGATCGTGATCATGGGTGGTTTGTTCTTAATGATCTTGAATACTCTCCAACAATAGATAATTGGGCATATGGTATAGATGATACTTATTGTCCTTCTGTTCTTATACATTGTGCATGGATGAATGTTCTGGACAGGTCTATTCCCACTGAACCTAATAACAATTATGCTCATTTTGGAGTTGGTCAACCCAGATATATTGATTATAACGGTGTTGTAAGAACCGCAGAATTTTCTCCATTCAATGCAACAGCGCACTGGGGGATTAGTCAAACTATAAATGAAAGGTATTCCACTATAAGTCCTCCACCTGGTCTTAATCAAGAACACTTTAATATATCTGGTGGAGATGCGCCTATTCATCAATTAACTCCTGTTCAATTTATTGGTCAACATTGTATGAGGATTGCAAGTGGGGAGTCAACTGCTAGTGCAATTAATAAAAATCCAAGGCGCGGTAGAATGATGAATATGTATAGAATATCAGATAATGCAGGTGATGATGGAGATGTTATATTAGAAGGTTCTACCAGATACAGAATTTTTAAACCTCATCAAACTGGAAATTATGCTGGATATGAATCAGATATACCAGCATTTTATGCATTTCCAGAAGATAATGTGCCTTATGCATAGGATAATATAAATGGCACTCATGGTATCAGTATCGTCATCACCACCACATAGTCTTAATGGAATAGGCTGCGCTCAACGTGTACAAAATGGTGGAGTTTTAGTATCTACTAAAGTAACTAAAACTACGAATGGTATATTATATGGTCCACCTTCAGGTGGTTCTGCACCAACAGGTGCAGAGGCCCAATCATGGTCTGATGGATAATTTTAATAATAATATATTAAGATTAAAATCTATATAAATAGAAGTAAATAAACTATTTAATTAGGAAACACTATGTCATCAAATAGACCCAATACCAGAGATGAATTGATAGATTACTGTTTGAGAAGATTGGGCGCACCAGTAATTGAAATTAATGTTGCGTTAGATCAAATAGAAGATCGTATTGATGATGCGATTGATTTTTATCAAGAATTTCATTCAGATGCTACACATAGAACATATTTAAAACATCTAGTTACTTCTACTGATGTTACAAATAAATATATCCCAATCCCATCAAGTATAATCTATGTAACAAAATTATTTCCAATTATTACTGCTGGTAATACTTCAAATTTCTTTGATATTAAATACCAAATGATGTTAAACGATGTTGCTGATATGGGTAGTTTTATTGGGGATTTAATGTACTATGAACAAATGCAACAACATCTTTCACTTATTGATACAAAATTAAATGGAATGCCTCAAGTGGGATATTCAAGAAGAGAAAACAGGCTTCATATTCATGGTGAGTGGCAAGATGGTGATATTAAAGAAGGCGATTATTTAGTTGTAGAAGCATTGCAAATTATTGATCCAGATACAAATATATCTATATACAATGATAGATTTTTAAAAGATTATGCAACTTCTTTGATAAAAATTCAATGGGGGGCAAATCTTATTAAATTTGAAAATATGCAGATGCCAGGTGGAGTTACTTTGAATGGTAGACAAATATATGATGATGGTGTATTAGATAGAGACAGACTTGAAGAACGAATGAGGTTGGAACAAGAAATGCCACCTGATTTTATGGTGGGGTAAATTATGACAACTAATCATTTTATCTCTCAGAAAGTAAAGAGCGAACAGAACCTTTATGAAGATATTATCATAGAATCACTTAAAATGTATGGTCAAGATGTATATTATCTTCCTAGAACTATAGTAAATGAGAACAAAGTCTTTGGTGATGACGTACCATCAGCATTCAATTCTTCATATAAAATAGAAATGTATATTGAAAATACTGAAGGATTTGATGGTGAAGGTGATCTATTTACGAAGTTTGGTGTTGAAATACGAGATGCTGCTACATTTATAGTTTCTCGTAGAAGGTGGAAAGGTCTTGTTGGTCAAACAACTAATGATATAGAACAAATAGAAAGACCAGCAGAAGGAGATTTAATATATCTTCCTCTTTCAAACTCTATGTTTGAAATTATGCATGTTGAACATGAACAACCTTTTTATGCTTTAAGTAATCTACCTACATATAAACTGAGGTGTGAGTTATTCACGTATAATAATGAAAGTTTTGATACTTCGCTTTCAGTATTGAATGAACTTGAAGTTACTGGAGCATATACTTATGATCTTACTCTTAAAATTCCAAAAACCGCAACTGCGACAGCGACTATAGGAGTATCATAATGGCTCGTATTGGAACAATAACGATGGACAGTGTGGGTTATGGATATGACTCTTCGCCTGTTGTAACAATTTCAAAACCTAATATGCCTATATTAAAACCAGTTGTTCAAGCAACATTAGATTCCGCATCAACTACTATTACAGGAGTAGGAATATCAGTTTCTGGTTCTCATTATATAATTACCCCTTCTGTTACTTTATCATCTCCAACAGATTCAAGCAATAAACAAGCACTAGTCACATCTTCAGTATCAAGTAACAAAGTTTCTGGTTTAACAATAACTAATAGTGGTAAATTTTATTCAGATAGTTCTGGTGTAGTTTTAATAACTATTTCACCACCTACTGGTGATAGTGATAAACAAGCAACATTATCATTACAATATGATAGTGTGAATGATAAAGTTTCTGGTTTAACAATAACTAATCAAGGTAAACTTTATGATAGTTCTTCGCCACCAATAATAACTATTTCAAATTTTGATTCTATTGGTGGCTCTAACGCAAGTGCGGTTGCAACAACAGTTAATAATAGACTTTCCAGTGTTTTGATTACAGATTCTGGTAGTGGATATACGTCAAAACCTACTGTTACAGTTTCGGCTCCAACATTATCTTTAAGCGATTTTACAGCAACAGCAACAACTATAATAGTAAATAACAAATTAGATTCAGCCATAATTTCTGACTCTGGCGATTTTTATTCTAGTCCACCCTCTATCACGGTTTCGCCCCCAACTAAAAATGCAACCGATTTTACTGCAACTGCCATCGCAGTGATGAATCAAATTGATAGTGGAAATAGCATCCAAGCCATAACCATGACAAGTAATGGCATGTTCTACACATCTATACCTACAGTCACAGTAGATAGTGCTACTGGCGATAGTAATCATTTTAGAGCAACTGGATTTGCGACTGTGAACACTTCAAATAGATCAATTACAGGTATTGGAATAGTAAAGGCTGGAAAATATTATGATTCAAATGTAACACCTATAGTAACAGTTGCACCACCTACTTTAGCAAAATTTGAAATTGGTGAAAAAATAACACATAAATTACCCAATACAACTTTGCATGGTGAAGTGAGTGCATATAATTCAGTAAGTAGTAAAATGTCTTTAATTCATGTTGGTGCAGAAGATGGGCAATATCATAATTTTGTACCAAATACAGATTCTGATATTATTGGTGCAACTAATGGGTCTAAAGTAGGAATTATACGTGCTGTTGAGGTCAATAAAATATCTTCAAATGAACAAAATGAGGAATTTGCTGCTAATGTTAGTGGTACTACATTAGATTTCTTGGATTTTTCTGAAACTAATCCATTTGGTGATCCAGGAGACGAATAATGTTACAATATTTTTATCACGAAAGAATTAGAAAATCAGTCGCAATTTTTGGAACTATGTTCAACAACATTTATGTGTTGAGAAAAGATTCTTCTGGAAAAGTCATAAGTCAAGTAAAAGTGCCACTTTCATACGCACCCAAAGCAAAATACTTAGAAAGGATCAGAGAAAATCCTGATCTTGAAAAGGATACAAGAGTTACATTAAAACTTCCTAGAATGTCTTTTGAAATAACATCTTTCACCTATAATTCAGAACGTAAACTCCCTAAAATGAACGCATATGATAAGAATTTGTCTACTACATCTAATACTAAAAGAAATAAATTTTTTAGTCCAGCACCATATGATATTGCATTTCAATTAAATATTTTTGCTAAAACTCAAGATGATGCTTTGCAAATGGTAGAACAAATAATTCCGTATTTTAATCCACATTATACTATAACAATGAAACCTTTTACAACATTAGCCTCTGATATAAAGGAAGATGTTCCTATAACATTAACAAGTGTAAATTTTGCAGATGATTTTGAAGGATCATTAGAACAAAGAAGAACTATAATTTATACTTTAGATTTTACGATGCTGGCGAACTTTTATGGGCCTATTAATGATCATAGTATTATTAGAAAAACAACCACTGATGTTTATAATCAAATTTTAGGAGATTCTAGTGACCCACAATTATCTCAATATACTATTGAACCTAATCCTTTAAATTTAGCACCGCCATCAGGAGATAGTGATTTTGGATTTACTGAAACAATAAAAGAAAATTTTGATAGTGCGTAGGAAAAAATATAATGAGTGATTCAGATAATGAAAAAAATGATTTAGAATTTACACGGCAGACTTATTACGACTTAATTCAAAAAGGTCAAGAGTCTTTAGATGAAATGATGAATATTGCTTCTGCTTTAGAACATCCAAGGGCGTTTGAAGTTGTTGCTGGTTTAATTAAAAATGTATCTGAAGTAAATGACAAACTCATTGATTTACATAAAAAGAAAAATGAGTTAAGTAGAAATACTCAAGCATTAGAGGGTGGAACTACAAATAATTTGTTTGTAGGTTCAACTGTAGAATTACAAAGAATGCTTCAAGATATAAAAGAACCAGAGGCTATCAACATTAAAGACAATGAAAATGTAATAGAATTTAATCCAAAGAGTGAAGATGACTGATCGTCAAATAACAAACTCTTATCTTGGAAATATGAATGTAAAACGTGATGGTGTGATTCAAGAATGGACACAAGAAAGTGTTTTAGAATATCAAAAATGTATGAATGATCCAGCATATTTTGCAAAGACATATTGTAAGATAATATCACTTGATAAAGGTCTTGTCAATTTTGATCTATATCCATACCAAGAAAAAATGTTTGATCAATTCAGTAACAATAGATTCTCTATCGTTCTAGCGTGTCGGCAATCAGGTAAATCCATATCATCAGTAGCATATTTACTTTGGTTTGCTTTGTTCAATCCAGAACAAGTTATTGCAGTTATGGCAAATAAAGGTGCGACAGCAAGAGAAATGCTGGGAAGAGTCACTCTTATGTTAGAGAATTTACCTTTCTTTTTGCAACCAGGATGTAAGGCACTAAATAAGGGTTCAATTGAATTTAGTAATAACTCTAGAATAGTTGCGGCAGCAACTTCAGGTTCATCTATTCGCGGCATGTCGGTAAATTTACTTTACCTTGATGAGTTTGCATTTGTTGAAAGAGCAAACGAATTTTATACTTCAACATATCCTGTTGTTTCTACTGGTGAAAATACTAAGGTTATTATCACTTCTACTGCAAACGGCATAGGTAATGTTTTTCATAAAATTTGGGAAGGTGCTGTTCAAGAAGTAAATGAATATAAACCTTTCAGAGTTGATTGGTGGGATGTGCCGGGACGTGATGTTGCATGGAAAGAACAAACAATCAATAATACGTCCCAACTTCAGTTTGATCAAGAATTCGGAAACACATTTATAGGAACTGGAAACACGCTTATAGAGGTTGAAACATTACTTTCATTATCAGCAACACAACCTAAAAAAAGAATTGACAAAGACAGTGTTTTGATATATAAAGAACCAATAGAAGGTCATACTTATACTTGTATGGTTGATATTGCTCAAGGTAGAGGTAGAGATTATTCAACATTCAATATAATTGATATTTCAAATGATGTGTTTGAACAAGTTGCTGTATATAGAAATAATCTTATATCTCCATTATTATTTCCAAATATAATTTATAAGTATGCTTGTGCATATAATATGGCAACTGTTGTAGTTGAATCAAATGATGCTGGAATGGTTGTGGCTAACGGATTATATCACGATTTAGAATATGAAAATATGTATGTTGAATCTTTAGTGAAAGCAGACTCTATTGGTATTAAAATGAATAGAAAAGTAAAAAGAATGGGTTGTTCATCATTCAAAGACTTACTTGAAAATGAAAAATTAATCATACATGATGAAAATACTATACTAGAAATATCTACGTTTTCGGCAAAAGGAAATTCGTGGGAAGCAAGTGATGGTAATCACGATGATCTAGTGATGAATTTTGTTCTTTTTGGATATTTTGTAGGTACACTTCATTTTAATGAACTTACGGATATTGAAATTAAAGATTTGTTATTTTCTCAGAAAATGCAAGAAATTGAAAATGATGTACTACCTTTTGGATTTATAGATGATGGTAGACATGAAATAGTTGTAGATCACGAAGCAGAGAGATGGCATATACAAACAGAATATGAGAGGTTCTAAAATACATTTTATATAAATACAAGTAATTGAATATAACCGTATTATGAAGAACTTATTAATTTACTTGGAAAAGGAAAAGAGACATGGCATTAACAGCACCCTCTGAATCTCCTGCAATCGTTGTAAAAGAAGTTGATCTAACTAGTGGAGTTCCCAACATACCTACGTCAACAGGTGCGTTTGTAGGAAACTTTTCTTGGGGTCCATGTGATATACCCACACTCGTTAGCAATGAAGCAACCTTAGTAGGAACTTTTGGAAGTCCTGATACAGATAATACTGTAGACTTTCATTCAGCATCATATTATCTTAGATACTCTAATGATCTATATGTTGTTAGAGATTATACATCAGTAGCAAAAAATGCTAGTGATACAAACGCAAGTAGTGTACCACTTGTTACTAATAGAGATAACTTTGATGGTCAACAAGCACAATTAACAACAGATACTCATAACTTTATAGCAAAATATCCAGGAACATTAGGAAACAGTTTAAGAGTTTCTTTTTCTGGGCAAGGTGATGCAGATTATGATAATTGGCCGTATAAGTCATATTATGATGCAGCACCAGGAACATCAGATTTTGCGACAGCGGCTGGTGCAACAAATGACGAGGCTCATGTTGCAGTTATAGATGAAGATGGAGCAATTACTGGAACTGCTGGTACAGTTTTAGAAACATTCCCATTCGTGTCTATTGCATTAGGTGCAAAAACCTCAGATGGAACTTCAAACTATATTTTGAATGTTATAAATTCTAGATCACAATATGTTTGGTTGGCATCAGTACCAACAGCAACTTTCGGAACAAATGCTGGTAGTGCGCCAGCATCTGGTTTAGATTTTGCGGCAGGTTTAACCTCTGATTTTAATGTATCATTAGTTGGTGGGGTAAATTCAGCAGCACTTGGCGCGGCAGATTTTGCAACAGGATTTGATAAATTTGAAGACCCAAATGCTTTGGCTATTGACTTTATGATTGCACCAGGTATGGCAAGCGCGGCAGATCATGCAACTGTTGTAAATGATATGATTGCAACTGCACAATCAATTCGTAAAGATTGTATGGTGATTGCATCCCCAAATCGTTCAGCAGTAGTTGGGCAAACAACTTCAGCGGCGGCGGTCTCGGCAATTTCAAGCGCAATGACTTCTAATGCATTTACAAGAAGTTCTTACCTTGCTGTTGATAACAACTATCTAAAAGTTTACGACAAATATAATGATCAATACATTTTTATTCCAGCAGCATCTTCTACAGCAGGTATTATGGCGGCAACAGACAATAATTTTGCTCCATGGTTCTCACCAGCAGGTACTCGTAGAGGTCAATATTTTGGTGTAACTAGTTTGGCGTATTCGCCAAATAAATCAGAGAGAGATACGCTGTATAAAGCAGGTATCAATCCAATCGCTAATATTCCGGGCCAAGGTATATTGCTTTATGGTGATAAGACTCACTTAGCAAGACCATCAGCATTTGATCGGATTAATGTTCGTAGATTGTTTCTTGTTCTTGAGAGAGCAATTGCAGCAGCGGCACAAAACATTCTGTTTGAATTTAACGATGAATTTACAAGGGCCGAATTTGTAAATATCGTTGAACCTCTACTCAGAGATGTGAAAGGTAGAAGGGGAATTACCGATTTCAAATTGGTTTGTGATGAAACTAATAACACACCGTTAATTATAGATTCAAATCAATTTATCGCTTCCCTATTCATCAAACCTGCAAGGTCTATTAACTTCATCACCCTTAACTTTGTTGCTGTACGCACCGGAGTTACGTTTGAAGAAGTTGTTGGCACTTCTGGCGTATAAGATAGCATAGGAGATAAAAAATGGCGATTTTAGGCGTAGACGATTTTAAAGCAAAATTAAGAGGGGGTGGCGCAAGAGCAAACCTTTTTAAAGCAACCATTAACTTTCCAGGATATGCAGCAGGTAATGTTGAACTTACATCTTTTATGTGTAGGGCAGCACAACTTCCAGCATCAACACTGAATGCAATTGAAGTTCCCTTCAGAGGTAGGCAGTTGAAAATTGCTGGAGATAGAACATTTGAAACTTGGACCGCAACAATCATTAACGATACTGATTTTGGTACAAGAAATGCATTGGAGCGTTGGATGAATGGTATTAATTCTCATTCCACCAACATTGGATTTACCAATCCTCAAACTTATCAAGCAGACCTTTTGGTTGATCAACTTGATAAAGATGAAAGTATTTTGAAAAGATATATTTTCAGAGGTTGTTTTCCGACTAATATTTCTTCAATTGAATTATCTTATGATACTCAAGATGCTATTGAAGAATTTACTTGTGAGTTCCAAGTACAATATTGGGAAAGTAATAGCACAAGTTAACGTATAAATACTTGTGAAAAGTGGGGGGATTCGTTCCCCCACTCAATATAAATCATAGGAATGTTTCATGGCAGAAAATACAGTTTCTCTCTTTGGTTTTGAGATAAAACGAAAGAAGCAAAGTGATAAGGAAGCAGAAAGAATTAAAAGTGTAGTTGCGCCACAAAGTGATGATGGTGCTGGATATATTACTGCATCTGGAAGTCATTTTGGTCAATACATAGATATTGATGGTGATAATACTAAAGATAATATCGCGATGATTAACAAATATCGTGGAATTTCTATTCATCCAGAAGTTGATATGGCGATAGAAGATATTGTAAATGAAGCGATTGTAAATAATGCAGATGAAAGTACATTATCCTTAAATACCGACGAAATAGACGCACCAGATAACATTAAAAAAATAGTTCAAGAAGAATTTGATAATGTTCTCTCAATGTTTGACGCATCTGAACATGCTCATGATCTGTTCAAAAGATGGTACATTGATGGTAGAATTTATCACCATATCTTAGTTGATGAGAAAAATGAAAAAGCAGGTATTCAAGAAGTTCGTTTCATTGATGCCACGAAAATAAGAAAAGTTAAAGAAGTTAAAACTAAAAAAGACCCTGCCACAAATGCAGACATTATTGAATCAATTAATGAATATTTCATATACACTGAAAAACCAGGAAAAACATCAGCAGGACAAATTCAAAATAAAGGTGTAAAATTTACACTAGATTCAATTAATTATGTAACAAGTGGTCTTTTAGACGAATCCAGAAAAAAAGTTGTTTCTCATTTACATAAGTGCATTAAGCCTGTCAATCAATTAAGAATGATGGAAGATTCTTTGGTTATTTACAGATTGAGTCGTGCGCCAGAACGTAGAATTTTTTATGTTGATGTTGGTAACTTACCAAAAGGTAAAGCAGAAGAATATATGAAAAATATTATGACCAAATATCGTAACAAACTCGTTTACGATGCTGGTACTGGTGAATTGCGTGATGATCGTAAACATATGTCAATGC